CCCATAATTCAGAAAAGTTAGATTTATCTCTCATTCGGTGGTCAGCTAAGAACAGCATCTTTTGTTGATCAGCTGATAATTTACTAACATCTACGTTTTTATTTAACCCTTGTAAATTTTCTACCCATTTAGGAGCAGCTACATTTTTTGTTTTAGTTAAATAGTTATATAATCTATTGACAGCTGAATTACCACTTTTTCCTTCTCCCGCCTCATACATAAACAACCCTCTACCCAAACCATCTTGTACATATTTTTTTAATTTTTTGTCA